CCATGCGGCCGATGTCCTTCCAGACCTCCGGCAGATCGCCGAGCTTGGCGAGCCCGGCCGTGAAATTGCGGGCGAGCGCGATGCGGTATTCGCGGTTCTTCACCAGCGATTGGCGGAAGCTGTAGGAGTTCACCGCGTCGGGATTGAACAGGCGATAGACCTGACCCATTGCCGCGCGGACATTGCTCTCCATCCACAAATCCCATTCGATGTTGAGGGCGGTGGAGACGATGTTGTTGGTGACGACATCGGGCGTGGCGAGCATGGAAGCCCGCGTCCAGAAATCGATGGTGTCCATGATCCCGCGCGTCTTGATCCCGCGCACGACATCGCGAAGGCCATCGCTGCCCTTCTCGCGATAGGCGCTCTTCATGGTCTTCACGGCCTTGACCTTCTCCTCAAGGGTCAGGTCGTTGCCGAAGATTTCCTTGGTGTATGCGTCCAGTTCCCGGAGCGTGCGGCTGCGGTCCTTCTGCTGTTTCATGAACGACAGAGCGCGTGCGACTTCGGATTTCGTGCCGGTCAACTGAGCATCGAAGTAGGTCGCAAGCTGGGTGTACTTGGTCACGTCGGTGAAGGCATCGTTCTTGGCGCCCTCGGTGGCGGTCGGGTCTTCCAAGATCGCGGCGGCCTTATCCAGCACGTCGCTCATCTTGGCGAAGTGAGCGTCGCTGACGACCTGAAGCGTCTGAACGCTGGTGGACAGACCGCGCTCGCCGGTGATCGACGCATGGGCCGTGATCGCGTCGGCCGCGCTGATGCCGAGCTTCTTGGTGCGCTCAACCACGTCGTCGAAATGGACGCGCTTTTTGCCCGGCGCATATGCGTCGTCGAACATCTCACGCAGCATGTCCTGAAGGACTTCGATCTTCTCCGGCTGTTCGATCAGCTTGTCGAAGTCGATCCACTTTGCGGTGGGCGTGCCGCCTTCGCGCATCCAATCGGAGAACTCCTGAGCCTTTTCGTGCGGGATCACGTCCGCCAGATCGGCCATGTTCTTCTTGATGCGGGTCAGCAGCTTTGGCGGCAGGTTCCCCATGAGTTCGAGGGGATCGATCTTCGCCGCCGGGGTGGCGACGGACGGGTCAACCTTCTTGATGTCGTAGGGATCATGCCATTGGTAGACATCGCTGATCGGCTGAGCTTCAGCCTGTTCGGTAAACGACAGCGGCTTGCTGTTGATCTTGTCCGAACCGTCGAGCGCGTCCTTGAAATGGGCCTCAACCGGCGCCACGGGCGTGACGGTATCAACCGCCGGAGCGTCGAGCTTCGGGGCTTTGATCTTTTCCAGACCAGCCTTCAGCAGCTTGCCGCCACCTTCGACCACGCCTTGAAAGGCCGCACCGGTTGCGACGGCGGCCACGGTCTGGCCAGCGTCGTATTCGTCCTGAATACCCGCCTGCATGTCGAAGCCTTGGGTGGCGATGTCGCCAGCGCCGGACGCAGCGGCCTGAACCGCCATGCGTGCCGCGACGCTCGAACCACCACTGACATACGAGACCGGATCGGCGGCGGCGCCACCGAGCGTGCCGGTCAGTGCGGCGAGACCATGGACGGCCTTCATGGGGCCATCGACATTATACCAAGGGTCTTCAGCCGAGGCCTTGGCGAAGACGGTGCGGCGGTTGCGTTCCCAATCCTTGACCTTGGTCCGAGCGTCGGGGACCACCTTGTCAGCGGCTAGGCCGGTCAAAGCGCCCATGGTGCCGACGAACGCGCCGACCGGGCTGCGGTCGATGGACGTGGAGATACCAGCCGAGAGAAGGCCGCCCCAATCGTTCAGGGATTTGAGTTGCTTCGGAGCATCCTCCACCATCGGACGAACGCCGAGCGGGATGAGGTTGCGCAAGGCCAGTTCGGGCCGGATGAACTTGGAACGCCAATCGGCGATCAAGGTAGTGCGCGACGCGCTGTCCATGAGGTCGTCGCTGAAGCGTTCGAAGGCGCTACGCTTGTGGACCTCGGGAACGCCAGCCGATTTCCACGCCGCGTTCTGCATCTGCGTCGTGGTCGTGATGTTGTCGGCCGACCGGTAGTGGTTGCGGATCGTGCGGCTGATGACTTCCTGATCGGTCCCGTCAGGGAATTGGAAGGGCGTGTTGTCCTCGCCGTAGACTGTGATGCTCATTGAATCCTATTGCCGTTCCGGTCGTAGACCATGGCCGTCGCCGGGGGCTTTGTGCTGGTGGTGGAGGGTGCGAGGAACGACCGCATGTCGCCGGGCGTGACGGCTTGAGTCTTTCCGGCCGGGGTCACCGTGCCGTTCAAGCCCTGCTGGTAGCGGGAGGTCGAAGACAGAACCTTGCGGGTCTTGTCGAACTCAGCGAGGGCTTCGGTCGCGTCCTTCACGTGGTTGGCTGACGGGTTGGCTTCGGCCTTGTTCCGGAAGTTGGCGAAGGCTTGGTAGTAGGCGGTGATCTCGCCGACGCTGGCGGTCTTGTCCGGCGCCGCCGACGCGAAGATCGCGGACCCGGACTGATAGTTGTTCGCGTCCGTGAAGCTCATCTTGGGCTGGCCAGCGCGGGCGTTGGCGCGGGCTTCAGCGCGGGCCTGATCCGAACGGATGCCCTGAGCCGCATCGAGCAAGACCGACAGGCGAGCGCTTTCCGCCGCCGTGCCCGTGCCGAGGTTGGCCTTCCGGGCTGCGGTCTGCACCGCCGACCAGTTCGGGTTCGGCACGATCATCATGCGCTTCAGGTCGAGAAGCGCCTTCTCATCGACATAGCCGTCTTCGACCGTGTTGAAGGCACGGTTCAGCGTCCCGGCCGTCTCGTTGAACTGTTCGACGGTGATCTTGCCGCCGTCACGCAGCTTGATCAGGTTCGGAAGGAAGTTGCGGTCGCCGGACTTGATCACGTCCGCTTCGAACGTGGTGATCGCCAGTTTCTGGTCGTCCTTCTCCTTCTTGTCGTGGAGAGCATCGGCTTGGATTTGAGCGTTGCGAAGCTGACTGATCTGCTCCGGCGAGAAGAACGGTTGAGCCGGGTGGCCGTCAGCCGCCGGGCGCATGGCCTTGGACGCTTCAGCCGCAACCTCCGGCGACGGTGATGCCGGATCGGTCGCCGCGATCATGGCCGTCTGAAACAGGTGGTCGCGGATTTTGGTGCGGTCCACGCCGGTGGCCGCGAGCCGGGTTTCGATCCCGGTGTAATCGACCGCACGTCCGGCATGGATGTCGGCCGCGACGACCGTGGTCGTGTCGGTGAGCATCTGTTCGTCGGTGCGATCCTTGACGATCTTGTGGAGCTTGGGCTGAAACTCAGCGGTCCATTGGACCAGCGACTTCGCCGCCGTGGCCTGAGCCTCCGGGCTGTTCGAGTAGCGTTCTTTGAAGTCCTGCACATAGGCGGCGGTGCGCGTCTGAAACTCGGCTTCAATGTCGGCCGGGCTCTTGGTCGGATCGTCGGCCAACTGCTGGAGAGCTTCGCCGGTTTCGGCCTGCCAACGGATCGACGAGGCCACGGCGTTGGCGCCATGGTAGGCATCGGCATAGGCCTTGTGCTTGGCCAACTCCGGGTTCATGGCGCCGGTCAGGCCGTCCGCCGAACCGGATGCCGCGTCGGCCTTGTTGGACTTGTCCATGAAGTACCCGCCGACCGTCTGGCCAGCTTGGTTCAACATGCCGAGCGAGCGGCGGATGTCATCGGCGCGAGCGTCACCGACCGCCGCGTCACGCTGGTCAGCCTGCGGGCGAACGTTCTCTAGCTCGGTGCGTGCGGTCTGAACCAGACGGTCGCGGTTGTCGGTAATCCGGCCTGCGGTCGTGCCGCGTACCGTGGTCTTGGAGAGGTCAGCCATGTCCTCTTATTTACCCTTGGCGCCGAAGTAGGTGTTGGCCGTGGCGCTGGCGATCTGAAGCCCGGCGCTCAATGCCGTGGGCTTGTTGACCCGGCTCAGGTTGTTGAGCGCGCTGTCTCTGGCCTGCTGGCGGCTGATGTCTGCGTTCAGGTCCGTGCGCTCATTGCGAAGCGCGGCCTGCATTCCAGCGTCTTGAAGCAGGGTGTCCACGCTGCCCGATAGGTTCAGCCCGGCTTGGCTGGAGGCCACGGCAATCTTGCTCTGATCGCGGCGGGCCTGACGCAGGCTGTCGCTGATCTCGGCGCCTTCCTGCAAACCGATCTGTTTTTGCTGTTCGCCATACATCGACTTGATGGCGCTGATCTGGTGATTGGCCGAAGAGATTTGAGTAGCAACCGAGGCGGCGGTTGAAGCAAAGGTCAGGGCGGCTAGGGCAAGGGGTCCACACATTATCGTTGAGTCCTACTGAGTTTCGCGAACGGGCGGCGCTCAAGACCGTGTTCGATATTGATGTCTGTGACTTCGAAGCCTGACCAAAGCAGCCAGCGCAAAGTCTTGTGGTTCCGCATGTCGATCCAATTCCAGATCGTCGGGCTCACGCTGTTCATGAGGTCCATGAACTTGCGGGTGTCGCGGGCGACCTGTCGGGAGAGGGGCGGGCGGTCGATGTCCGGGGTTCCGACCATCCAGCAGCCATCACCATCGAGGCCGAAGACGATGACCGGCTTGTCGTCCTGAACACCGATCCAGCAGAGTTCGGAGGATCGCCAGCCGTAGGTCAGCACTGAGAAATGATCGAGCGCGATGGTCGCGGTCAGTTCTCGTTGATCGGCAATTCGAAGGTTGTTCGAGATTTCGAGCAACCAGCCAAGGGCTTGATCCGGGGTTGTGCTGTCCTTGTCGTGATACTCCATCGTCGAGGTATTTATTTGCGGAAGGCCTTTCCCTGCCATGCGAAGGACAGGAAATTGGCCGGGCAATGGCTGTCGTTGGTGATCTTGACCTTGACCCGCGTGTTGTCGCCCTGAGCCGCGAAGCGGTAGGAGCCGGACGCATAGATCGGGGTGTTGGTCTTCAGGCTGGCTTCGCCGACCGTCCGGCCGGAGAACTCCGAGGCCAGCGCCGGGACGTAATCTTGCTCAGCCCAGTCGTATCCGAAGTTGCTGACAGCGGTCTTGAAGTAGGCGGCATCCTGATAGTTCAGCGTGATGTTGCCGATCTTCAGGGTGTGGATGGTGTCGGGGTTGCCGTCGTTGTCACGCAGGTAGAACGGGCTCAATTCGATCTCGAAATCGTAGCTCTCGCCGATGACAACCGTGCCTGCCGTTCTGTTGCCGGGGACGCGCACGACGTTGGCGCCAGCCCAAACGTAGGTGGACGGGTCGAGCAAGGTTTCAGCCTTGTCGCCGAACGCTGAACCGAGGATCAGCTTCGTCTTGGCCTGATCGGGAATGTACGGAAGGCCGAACTCGGTGCGGTCACCGGCGGCGATGTACGTGCCGGTGATTTCGACGCGGCGATCAAGATGGACTTGGCGCGCGGTCGCGGCCGGGTGGGCGCCGAACTGGAGATTGGCCTTTTCGATGAACACGCCATCGGCACGCTTGATCACGGCATAGATCACACCGTTGAGGTACGCGAACGACAGCACGTCGCCGCTGAAGGTCCAGTAGGACCACGCGCTGATCTCTTTGGCCTGTCCGTTCCAGAGCCATTGGTAGAGGTAGACCGTGCGCTTATCGCCATCGGTTAGGACCCAAAGGGCATTGAGGTCGGGCGCGGTGACCAGACGCGAGACACCCGCCGGGATCAGGGCCGGGACGTGGGCGGTGACCTCGGTGGCTTCCAAGGCATCTTGGCTACCGAGGCGCTGGTATTCGTAGACCTTGGCGAAGCCGTTGGCCTCGGTGACCCAAAACACCGACGCGCCCGCCGTGGTCATCCCGGCCTTGGGCGAGACGCGGTAGCTGGTGGTCGGGCGGATAGCGATGCTGTCGGCCGACAAGCCGGACTCGGCGTTGCTCAGGGCAAACTGGTTCTGATCGCTGGTCAGGATCATCCCGTCATCGAACCCGGCCACGTCGGTCAGCTTGGCGAAGCTGGTGGACGACGGGCTGGTGGTGATCGGGTCGCTGGCCAGCGCGTCGAGTTGGGTCGAGCGCCAGAAATTCCCAAGCTCCCCGGCGGCGGACATGACGACGTATTGGTCGGTCAGGAAGCAAAGGCGGTTCTGGTAGAACCACGCCTTGTTGATGGTGCGGCCGACGAAAAACGGTGTCGGATTGATCTTCTCGTCGCCCATGGTGCGCGGCGCCCAACTGAACGGGGAGAACTCGAAGAACGGCGTGCCTTCGTCGGTCCAGCGGCGGACCAGAGCATGAGGCATGGTGGTCGCCTCGATGCTGTTCTTGAGCCCCGGATAGAGCGCACCTTCCTCGTCGAACACGCCGTCGCCGCCGTTCTTGCGGACGTAATGGCTGATGAAACCGACGTTGGGATCGCCCGTGATTTTGTAGACGGAGCCGATTGGATCGGTGAAGTAACCCTTCTTGCTGTCGGTCAGATAGTCGAGGCGGGCGACCTCACCGCGATAGGTGTTGCCGACGAAGTTCGGGTTGTACTGGTTGGTCGAGCCGGGGGCGTAGACCCCGAAATTCTGGTTGAGCCAGATGTACGTCGTCGGGTCGGTCTGCTCGTCGTCACCGGGCGGCTGCATCGCCACCGTCACGGTCTTGTTCGTGACGAAGGTGTAGTCGCCGCATGAGGTCATCGACAGTTGCGAGCCGAAGTCCGTGATGCCGTTCAGGTAGCTCCAGCCGGTCGGCGCATAGCAGCCGTACTCGGCGCCAGTTTTCGCGTCGAACACCCGGAGGGTGGAGGTCGTGGCATTGGCGCTGGCCAGCACGATGTACTGTTCGTCGCTGTCGCGGTTGTCGATGTGGATGCTGAAATTGGTCGGCGCGGCGTTCAGCGGGCGGGCCACGAACTCAGTCGGCGGGCGCTTGCCTGCACCGTCCTTGAGGGTGGCCCAGACGTTGTTCGCGTCTTGAAGCTGGGTGGGCGTGCGGGCGAGCGGGGTCTGTTGCGAGATGCCGTCGATCAGGCGGGCCGCGCCTTGGGAAACGCGGCTCATCTGCGGTGCCAAGCCATGCGGCTGACGTAGGGATTACGGAAGAGGTTGGCATCGGAGGACGCGGCCTCATCCTTCAGCAGGGCGAACCACGCGCGTTTCTCTTCAAGGTCGTTGAACTGGTCGTCGGCTTGGTCGCCAAGTTCCTTGGCTTGGAAGCGGCGCGAGGCGGCGCGGACGACGTATTCCTTCGCGATCTCGGGAAGCTGGTCGAAGTCGTAGGTGTAGGTCACGTCCACGACGACCGGGGCGGTGAACGTCCATGACCGGTCGGTGCGGTTCCACAGGGCCATCTGACCGTTCGGCCGGGCGCGGATCACGACATCGGTGCAGGGTTCATGGCCATCGATCTTGGCGGCGTTGGCCGGGATGGTGATCACGCCATCCACGTCCGGGTTCAGCGTGACCTTGGTGTCGTAATTCCACGGCCAGTTCCGGGACAACTGGAGGGATCGGGCGGCGGTGTCGAGTTCGGTGCTGGCCTGCGAAACCTCTGCGGTGATCGAGCCGGAGTTGGTCAGAAGGCTATTGGTCGGAGCCTCGCCGATGGACTGAAGCAGTAGGTTTACGGCGGCAAGTTTAGTGAGGGCGTTCATCTGGCTCCGTGGCTGTTGGCACAAGAAAAAGGGACGACCCTTTCGGATCGTCCCTCCTATTTATTCGCCGAAGCGAAAGTCTTACGCGGTCTTGATTTCGACAGCGCAGGCCGGGTTCAGAGCACGCGAACCAACAGTCTGTTGAGCCAAGATCAGCGTGCCGCGCTTGTGCGGCTGGTCGATGATGTCGGTGTTCAGGTCTTCAACTTCGACCGAGCACGAAGCGTACTTCGTCCAGACAGCGCCGACCGTGGTCGAGAAGTTGCCGTTGTAGGCAGGCTTCACGATGGTCGAGTTGGCGACGTAGGTTTCGCCGAACGGGGTGTTCGTCGATTCCACGACAGTCATGTTGTTGATGCGGGTGACCGCCATGTTCTCGGAGTCAGCGTTGGGGCGGTATTGTGTGTTCGCCATTTCCGGCGCGCGGGTCAGCAGCGAGTACTGCACCGGAGCCAGAGCGCCGTAGTGCTCATCACCAGCACGCAGAGTCTTGTTGGTCTTCAGGGAAACCTGAGCGTCCAGCAGGGTTGCGAACAGGGTCGAACCGTTGACACCAGCGTTGGCGCTGGTCTTCACCGTACCGCCAGCGGCGCCGGGGATGACAGCGCCGGAGCGAGCAGCTTGGATGATGGTGCGAACGATGTTGCGGTCCACCAGTTCGGCGATGGCGTAGCCGAGGTCTTTGGCGTGCTGGCTGCGGCCGTCGTAGTGCGACAGGGCTTCGTCCAGACGGTCAAGGAAGACCGAAGCAATCAGTGCGTCATCCGGGTCAACCGTGACGGATTTCTTGTCGATCAGGGTGCCGGTGATCTCGGTGCCCGGAACGTGGTAGGCCACGGTCGCGCCGCCGAGAAACGGGAACTGATACGACTTACCGCCGCTCAGGGTCTTCCACAGAGTCTTGTCCTTGAATTGCAGGACGGACTGAGCAGCAGCGATGATCTCTTGCGAGAACAGTTGCAGGAACATCGAGCGGTTGTCGCCCGAACCTTGGACTAGACCAAGAAATGAAGGGTTGGAGTTCATATTGAAAAATCCTTGTTGAATGAGGGTTTGGGGTGCCTTCGTTCAATTCGGAGTCTTCGGTATTGGTAGGAGTGTAGTCGGTTGACTGTCCTGAATAGCCGAAAGAGTGTTCGTCGTTGATAGAATGGGCGCGTCGGCGGAAAGACGGTCCCGCCAGCCGTTGACCAAATCGCCGTGTAACCGGCGTGCATTGGTCGGATTGTCAGTGACTTAGTAGACGGTCGTGGCGTTCACTCTCGACTTGAGAGTTCCAGCCTTCATCGACCGTTCAATCTTTTCACCGACTTGCTTTCGGTAGGCTTCGCTGCGTTCGTACTCTTTCGAGCGGACTGCGGCGGTGACTTCCGACTGATCGTTGAATACGTCGCCGGTGATCGTCGAAGGTTGTGCTTGAACACGGTTACCTTCGGAGGGATTAGCGGCTTGGTATCGGGCCTTCAGGCTTTCGAACGCGAACTTACCAGTGGCAGGATCAGCAATGAGCGTGTCGTATTGCTTTATCTCGTCAGGTGCGAAGTTGTTCTGAGCCCAAAGGACCATCGATTTGTATTTATCCGCGTCGCCTGCGGACGCGAAAATCTCGGCTTCATAGTTGCCGATCTTGATTTGGTTTAGCTCGGCACGGGCCGTGGCCAGTTCGCGCTGCATCTCGATTTGCTGGTCGATGACCGTGCGCGGGATGAACTTTTCGAGGGCGGCATAGTCACCGTCTTCAAGAGCTTCCTTGGTGGTCAGCGCCGTCTGGAATTCGTCATAGGCCTTGGAGAAATCGACCTGTTCGCCCGGAGTTTCCGTGGTCGCGTCGGACTTCTCGACATTCTGGTCGGTGATCTGAAGACCTTGCTTCTTGTGCTCGCCTTGGCTGAACTTCTTTTCGAGTTCGGCATGAGCCTTGGCGAGAGCATCAAGACGGGTCTCGCCCTTCTCGGCATCCCAGAACTTCTCAGGGATATAGTCGGGGCGCGTGGGCTTGGCCGGTGCTTCGGTCGTGGCTTCGGTCTTGGTCTCAACCGACGTTTCGGCAGTCTTGTTACCTGCCGTCAGTGAAGCCATGTAGCTTTCGTAGGTTTGGCCGGGCGGAAGAGCGGAAGCGTCAAGCGTCGGCGTGGTCGTTGTTTCTGTGCTCATGTGTCCTTATTTAGTTGTGGGCTTGGGTAGCGGCGCCAACTTGGCGCAGAATTTCGGGGGCGCTGCTGGAGGCCATCTGGCCAACCATTGCGTTTTGCTGATCGGCTGCTTGCTCGTCTGAAGTCTTGAGCAGAGCTTCAAGGTTCTCGACACCGGCGGCGCGTCCGAGTTCACGGGCGATGACATCCGACTTCAGGATCGCGGCGGCGGCTTGCGGGCCAAGGGCGGCCTGAAGGTCGGAGATGAAAGAGCGTAGGGTGTTGGCGGACGCGGCCTTACCAAGAGCGCTCAGGCCGGTGCTGATCTGTGGCTTGATCTCTTTGCTCAGCGCCGGGATCACGCCCGCCTTCGCGCCAAGGTATTGGAACCGGCGGACCAGCGGGAGTTGGAGTTCCGCCGACAGGGTGGTGAGCACGCCGCCAAGCGTGGTCTCCAATTCCTCCGTCACCTTCCTGATCTCTTCGGCCGTGACGCGCTCGGCATCGCGGATCGCGTTCGAGGTTTGCAAAAAGGCATCGGCCAGACGGCGTTCGATGTCCTGAATGGCCTGACGGCAGACGGACAGGTCGTTGTACTTGCCGCTCTGGACGGTCGAGACCGACGAGGCTTCGCCGTAGAGGATGTCACCGTTGCGAGCTTCGGCGATCTCGTTGACCGACAGGTTCGAGTTCGGCGCGACCATGAACAGGGTGCGCGCGGCGATGGCCGTGGACCCGGCGAGCGATCCGGTCAGGTCGTCGAGGGTGATGAGGTCGCCGAGGTAGTCACCGGCGTGGCCTTCTCCGTAGTCGCAACCGGCGATGGCTCGCCAGCGCAGGGCAAGCCAGCCCTTGTCCAAGTCGGCCACTTCGCCGCGCGAGTCCGGGACTTCAATGCCATTGATCTCTTGATATTGGACGGCCTTGTCGCCGACACGCTCAACGACCGTGTAGACATCGACGCGCTGTTCGCCGACCGAGGTCGGGTCTTTGATCTTGCACGCGAGGCGGATTTCTTCCGACAGTTCAGACGGATAAACACACTCTCTGACTATGATATTAAGGGGATGGCCGAAGGTGTCACGGCGGACGACGTACTGGTCCAGCCGGTAGAGGCGGGCCTGTCGATCCGGGGCGATGTAGATGAGGACGTTACCGCCGACGACGAGATGCTTGATCGCCTCGGTAAGGGTCTGGCGGATGACCGCCGAGTCCATGAGGTCGTAGATGGCGTAGCCGAGTTCAGCCATGCGCTGGCTGGCTTCAGGGATTTCGTCCGGCGCCAACAGGCGCATGGATTCCGGGCTCAGTCGGTACTGGAAGAACGGGATGCTGACCGGGAACAGGGACATCAGCAGGCGGGACGACAGGTTGGAAACCCGTTGGGCGCCGACGCTGGAATAGGGCTGCTGAACGATGGAGTGTTCGCTGGCGCCATCCGCCGGGATCAGGCCGGTGATGGTCAGGCGGGAGCATTCGCGGGCTTTGACGAGTGCGTCGTTACGTTTAGCTGAGAGTGTTGCGTAGAGAGATGCGGCGCTTTGCTTCATTAACCGATAGTCAGATTGCTCTGCTTTGATACTCCGCTGGTGTTGGGGGTTGCCGTGACAGGCTTAGCGATGAACAGGCTTTGATAACCCTTGGCTGCGGCGCGGTTCGCGCCCCAGTTATCGAGCTTGCTGTTCATCAGGAGGGGGACGATCTTCGGGGTATCGTCGAGATTGATTTTAGGTGATCCGCACATGACTGGTCCTTTACTTCTGGCGATCTTGAAGGGCCTGAAGTTGGCGGACCACTGACCGCTGACCGTGCGCGAACATGATCAGTTCAGTCGTCATGGTCGGGGTGATGTGCGGTTCGGGGTAGAGCTTCGTCAGCATATCCATGAGTTCATTCACGGAAGTCGGGAAGCGAGGCTCTTCAACTTTCTTGGGTTCATTTAGATTTCGCATTGACTTTATTTAGTCCAATGCCCGGATGTCGAACCTCACTCCGGCGGGAGTTCCCCATTTCTTGGAGAGGGTAAGGGCGATGACTTGCTTGTCGTCCAGCCAGACGACTTGGCTCTGCGTCGCCGCGTCGAGACATCCCTTGGCGTAGTTGTCCAGATCACCGGCGGGGTAGGCCAGCTTGCTGGTGCGCGGCCGGGTCCGGACGAACTCAAGGGTCACGCTGACCGGCGCCGTGGTGTAGTCGATCCGGCTGACGTTCGACGTGATCCATTCGGCCATGCCTTCCTTGAAGGCGGCATACTTGGGTTCGGTGTAGGCGTGGCCGTTGCGGCTGAAGCGCGGACGCGGCGCGGGCATCGGCTCAATCGGAACGAAGAACTCAGACATGGGCGCGGCCCGCGAGGTGGCGGCGGATGTAGTCGCGCATCGCTTGGATTTCGTGGGCGTAACCCGGCTCGCTGTCGTCCAGAGCCCGCGCCATCTTGGGAAGCTCGTGCGAGAGATCGAGCTTCAGTTCCTCGGCGTAGAGCAACGCCAGCATCAAGGCCGCTTGGACCTGTTCCGAGGGGTTGTTGTGTTGATTGGCTGAGATGAGAGCCGTGATAGGCCCTCTCAAAGATGCAGCTTTAGATGTCGTCCTAATGCGGTCGGCAATTCCGTTGAGTTCTGAAAACATTCGTTCCTTGGTCAGTTGAAAAGATATTGGCTGCTCAGAACCGTATTTATTTCGAGGGTTCCGTATCCCGGCAGAGCGGGCATTTCTCCATGCTTGGTGGCGGGGAGTTGGGCGATGAATTGGTCACGCAGATTGGCCAGCACGTCGGGCGTGTACTGTTCGACGAAGGTCCGACGCAGGATGTCGCGAAGGCTGGTCAGGTCGGCCGCGTGGGTGGCGAAGCTGTCGTGAACCACAGACAGCGCGAGGCCCGCCCGGCGGCAGGCCGACGCGGTGAGCATCATGTGGCTCGCGTCGAGGCTATGGATCAGGTTGGCGGCGATGGCCTTGGCCGTGGCGGCGCGGTCGTGGACCGGGACCGGTGCATCCGTTGCGAACCTGATCTGAACCGTCCGGCGCTGGGGTCCGACGTAGACTTTCAGCAGGTAGCTGTCGGCCTTGTCATAGCGGTGCAGGACCGGGAACCCGGCCGGGGTGGTCCAGCGGATCGGGCCGTCGAACAGGCGTGACACCGCCTTCAGCCAGTCCATGCCGGTGCGGGCGGCGATAACGGTTTCGCCGATGGCATCCCAGATGAGCGGGGTCATCACCATGGCCGCTTGGTGCGGGGTCAGGCCTTCGACGTAAGGACCAGCTTCGGGATTGGTGGTCTCGATTTCTTGGATGGTCGAACGGATTTGGCAGAGCGCACCGTGACGGGTCGCGGCGTAGACGAACGTCATGGTCGGCTGTTTGGTCAGCGGCCGGGTGATCTTGCCGAACAGGCGCGGGTCCGTGGTCTTGGTCGCGGCGAGGGCGGCGACGCGGGCATAGACATCCTGCGGTTCATCGGCAGGGATCAGGTTGACGGCGGCGCCACCAACCTCGTCACGCAACAGGGCGCTGAAGTGCTGAAGCCCCGAACTGGTCGCGTCGTTTGGGATCGGCAGATGGCAGACGTAAGCCGGGCCGTTGGCGAGGTAGCCAGCCCACGCCATACAGGCGGCAAGGGTCGTCCACGGCTTGGCCGTGGTGGTCCACCAACGATGGTCGAAGGGATCGGCCGCGCACGCCGCGATGTCGGTGCTGTTGGCCTTGGTCCACGCCAGCCGTTCGTCGAGCGAGGCCTTGTCATGACCGAAGACACCGGCGACGTGGATGGCCAACCAGTCGGCGCCGTCGTGGCCAAGGGGTTTGCCTTCGGCGAACTCCAGCAAGGCCCGGTTCAGATCGGGACCTTGCGGGTGGGGACCGGCGGTGGACGCAATCGGGTAAGCCCGGCCACGCCAGTCGAGGGCATGGGGAAACCAGATCGCGTCTTCGCGGCCGAACTTCTTGGTCAGCCATAGAAGCTGGTGGACCCGGAGCTTGGCGGGGATTTGGCGAAGGTTGTGGCGGTGGATGACGACGGCTTGGTCACGCCATTTGCGGTCGATGGCGGGGTCGTGCTTGGCCGCGTCGGGATAGTCCGGGACCGTCCGGTTGTCGGTCTCGGGAAGGCCGCCGAGCGTGCCGCCGTTGGTCCAGACATCCTCGAACACCGACAGCAGGGATTGGTTGATCCGCCACGGCGTGGACTGGACGCTGTTGATCGCGTCGAACACGGTCGGGCAATCGGCCGGGGTCAGCCGGGCCGGGCGACGCTCGCGGGTCTTGACCAGATCGGTTTGACGGACGCGATAGCCGCCGTTGGTGGACGAACGCCACGGCTTGGGCGGGACCAGCATCGGCAGATCGAGCGGCGACAGCAGGGACCGGCGGTCGTGCTGGTTCTTCAGCCATTCCCGGAGGGCGGGCTTGGCGACCAATTCGATGCAGCGCGGACGGCTGACCAGATCGAACCAGCCCGTGGTCTGGCAGACCAGATCGAGCATCTTGAGCCCGGCGTGTTTGCGATCTTGGTCCGAGAGGTCCAGCCGGGTTTCCCGATGGACTATCTGCATGAGGAAGTAGCGACGGATCGCGAGGATGGTCGGGGCCGTCTTGGTCAGGCGGTCGAGGCCTTTGGCGCTCTCCGGCTGTTCGGCCGTGAACTGCGTCATCTCCACGTGATCGACCAAGGCCGTGCCGATCTGGCTGGCCATGGCTTGGACGGTGGAGCCGGTGAGCAAGGCGTTGGTGGCGATGCGCAGCGACAGCCACGCAGCGGCCTCGGGATCGACCATGCTCAGTAGTTTGGCGGCGGCAGGCCGATGACCGGCGCGACCGTTGGCGATGCGGTCGGTGAACTCTTTGATGGCGGCGGACAGCGGGGCGACCACCTTGGCGATCAGCGCCTTGCCCGGCGCCATGCGCGCCTCTTCGCCAGCCGCCGGGACGGAGGTCTGCCAAGGCATGGGGCGGGCGCGTTGGTAGCGGTCGGCGCCGAGTTCTACGGACTCGGATTCAAGGGCGTGCTGACGGGCGAGGGCGGCGCGTAGGGTTTCGCTACGACGCATCCGGCCTTTCGGACGGTCGGTCGTCATCCCCCCAGAACAGGGAGAAACCGGTCATGTCGTTGAAGAGAAGGTAGCCGCGCTTGTCGTCAATCCGCTGGACGTAGGGAGTCTCGCCAAGCTGGCTGGCGAGATCGGGGTTGGCGGTGACTACCGCGTGGACAATCACGTCGGGAAGTGGGCATTCGTCCTTCTTGACCCGTGGGTTGACCATGTAGTTCAGCCGTCCGCGAAAACGGTAGCTGTGCAGCGTCTTGTACCGGAAAGCGTATGCTTCGTGCTTGCTGTCGAAAGTCAGATCAACAACGAACTTTCCCACGACCCGAACGGGGCGGTCACCGAAACTGAAGCTCGTCGCGTCCCGATCTCGCTCGAAATAAACTCGGAAATGAGGGCCGATACCTAGCAGGTCCGTCCAATAGTGCTTCTCAAGTTCCCGAATTTCGTCGTGGTCGAATACCTCCTTGTCCATGAGGATGTCGTAGGAATGGACGATAGGTTCGAACAGGCTCATCGCATCACCTCCGCATGAACGCGGGCGGCGGGGACGACGAAGGTCCATTGCGTGGCCCGATTGCCGAGCACGAAATCCCCGTCACCATTCTGCACGAAGGCATCGCAGGCCTTGATGTTGGCCTGTTCGGCGGGGTCGGTCGCCACGGTCAACGCAGCGGCGCGCACGATCTTCAAAGCGACGGTCACCCGGTTCAGCTTCCGGGTGAAGTTGCGGACGCGGGCGGTCATTCGTCATCCCCCTTTCGAGCGATGATCGCCGACAGATAGTCTTCAGCAGTCGCGGCCTTGGCGTTGGTCAAGCGGACGAGAAAGGGTGCGGTGTCGCCAGTGAACCAGACGTTCTCGGCGCGAAAATAGACGGGCTCGATTGAGTCGAAGGGCTGGTTGTAGAGGGCGCCGAGAATTTCGAGCACAAGGTTGAGGTCAATCCACCCGCCGCCGGGGTTGTAGCCGTTGTGCGGGCGGATCTGTGAACCGACAGTGGCGGCGGCAAGCGCGTTCTGAAGCTCTTTGACGGTGATCATTGGCCGTCACCAAGCGAAGTCTGGATGACACCAGACGTGGAGTTGGCCGTGTTGAGGGTTGCGAGGAGTGAGGAGACCCGACCCACGATTGCGGCGTTGGCCGTGGCGGCGTTCAAATGGGCGGACGAAACGTACACCACAGCGTTCGCGGCGCTGACGACGGCTTGGGATGACAAGTGCGCAGGCGCGACAACATAGGGGCGGTGCCCGTCGAACGCCGTGTTTTCTCCGCTGGTGATGGCCGGAACCTTCAGGGCGGTAATCACCTCGGTGCCGTATTTGTTGGTGGTGATAACGAAGGCCGACGACAGGACGGCGACGCGGTGTTCAAGACGGTCGATGCGACGGTCGGAACGGGCGACGTTGACCAGCAGTAGGGCGGTGATCCCGGCCGTGATCCATAGGGCGATGGTGGCGATCATTGGCCGTCACCCTTCTGACCGGCGGTGCAGATGCGGCGGGTCTTTTGCTTGGCGTTGAAAGCATCGGTCGTGGCTTTGGTGATCTGGTTTTGCAGCACCGCGATCTGAGCGCGGTGCTCTTGCAGCAC